TCTTCTGGCTAGTCGATTGCCACTTGGGCATGAAAGCGTCCAGCGCCTTGCGCTCGCACATGAAGATTTGCGCACCCTGCGAGCCATCGGTATTGATGTTCCCGACAACATCAATCAGGGCCACGGCATCAGACGGAAGCGACTGACGTGCACCAGCGATGAGGATCGGCGTTGCATGCTTCGCGTTTGCCGCCGTATCGAACTGGACGGTATCGCGAACCGCATCGTTGTACCAAAGCAATAGTTCCGCAGCAGTCCAGCGGACGTGGTTAGCATCCTTGAGGATTTTCCCGGCGCGGTTGGTAATCGAGGAGACCTTGGCCATCAACAGAACCCCCCGGAGAATCGCGGTTTGGCGCGCGTGAAGCCGTTGGTGGCCGACGCCATTGCGTCAGACACCGCCGCCTCGAACAAGCCGGCATTGAGCGTCACCCGATCAGGATTCGCCCACGCCACACCCGGCATGGCCATCATTCCGGCTTTGCAGCCAGCGGCCAGCGCCTTTCTGAACTGCGCATAGAGCCAGTCATCAACACCAGTTGCGGTAGCCGATGGCTTGATCGCCGCCTTGATCTTGATGGCACCGGTACTGTCTGCGGACGGCATGGGCACCAGCAAAACAGAATCCATGCCCTGCTGCGTGTAGTGCTCAGGCGTGCCAACTTGCGCGGTCCAGTCCTCGTAGTGGCTATCGAGATACAGGGGCGACTTCGGCGTGATCTTCTTGCCAGAAAACCACGCGCTAGTAATCTCGACCAGATCAGACCCGGTAGGCATGAGCAATTCATACCCTGGTTGATTGGCTACCGCATCAATCAAGTCAAGATCAGCCACCAGCGCCTTGCTGCGCTCGCAAAGCTCAATGGCCGCATTGCGCAGCCAGTGATCGACCATGGGCAGCGGAGCCCCTGGAAGATCCGGCAGCACATCAGGATAGAACGCGCTCCACGCCTTCATGGCGAATTACTTGCTCTTCTTCTTGCTCTTTGGCTGCTCTTCTGCGCCAGCCTCAATGTCGGATTCGTCCTCGCCGGAGCCTTCGCCATCGTCGTGCTGCTGATTGACGGCATCAATGCCAGCCTCGATGTCGGATTCGTCGGCAGGGTAGAAAAACCCGCTATCTAGCAGCCAGCCAATATGGGCCTCGTGCTCAACATCGCACAGCAGCCGGCCATCGGCATCTTGCTTGAACACATAGCGCGAAGACGGGACCGCATCCGTTGCCGGAACGGTCGCCGTCACGGTGCCATCCTTGCGCGGCTTCATGTCGGTAGTCAGTTTCATGATTCGTCCTTATCAAAAGGAAGGGGGCTTGCGCCCCCTTCAAACTCTCAAGCGAGAGAGCAGCACCCAAGGGAGGGCTTGGATTCCTTACACAGCACGGTAATTCAGCGTCAAGCCGAGTGTTCCAGCAGCCGCAGCAGTCGGAGCCGTGGTGATCTTGGCCACGATGTAGCGGTCATAATCCACGGCCTGCACCTGGGTCATCGGGTAGCCGATGACTTGTTGCATGAACGAGGTATTGGCCGCAGTGGTGGAGCCCCACGCCGCGCCGCCATCCTTCGCTACCGTCGAGATCAGCGTGTTCTTGGCGTCAGCCGAGACAGCGCCAGCCGCATCCTGCAACGCGAGGTTGCCAAGACCAAACTGAACGACCAGCGCAGCCGCGCCAGTGTCCATGTCGGTGCCATCAACGAACATATCAACAGGCACATGGCCGGCAGGCAGAATGCCAATCGCGCCAATGTCACCCACATCAAGATCGCCAGTGGCCATGGCCAGCGTGAAGCGAACCGAAAGCGTCTCGGCAGCTTCAGAACTGGTCGGCATCGGCTTGCGCCGCGTCAGGTAGTCGTTAGTTCCAGTCAATTGACCCATGATTTATCTCCTTAGCGAGTAGCGCAGGCAGTGTCGATAGCCATCACGCCGAAATCCTGCGCGCCAGCCTCGTCTATGGTGAAAGTAACCTTCTTGCAACCGAAGATCGCCGCCGAGGTGATGACCACCTGGTTGTTGTTGTCACGAGCTTCCTCGTTCCAATCAAACCGCATGTTGGTGCCAGGCGAACCAAAGGCGACCGTCATGGCCTGCGATCCCATGAACAGGGCGCGGGCCGCTTCAATGCTGCCAGCACCTGCGTTGTTGAAGCGGATCACGTTCTTGTGGCTGTGCAGAATCACATTGCGGTGCATGCCAAGGTTCTTCTTGAACAGCGGGGAACTCTTGCCCTCTGCGCCGGCAGCAGCCTTTTGCAGGTCGAGCCAATCGCCAGTGGCGGTGCTCTTGCGCAAGTCGTCTTCCTGCCAGGTGTGCATCACGCAGACGAAAACCTCTTCGCCGTCGATCTTGCACGGCTGCATGACCGGAACGCCGGAGATTCCGCCACCTTGCACCGTGGCGCGGTTCAGCGCATTGGTGATTGCCGTCAGCGACATCTTGTCGTTGGCATCGATGTTGCTAAAGAGCGTTGCATCGCCACCGTACAGGGTGTGATTGGCGTCAGGGGCTACCAGCGCGTTATTGGCGCGACCGGCGTAGCTGGTCGAGACCAGGAAGTTCGGATTGATACCGCGAGCGCCGGAACCGTAGATGAACAGAAGCTCATCAAAGAAGCGGGCCCACCACGAGGACTGCTGACGCTTGGCCTTCTCGCGCAGGTTGTGCAGCGTGCGCTTGCGGGTCATGCGGCCACCGGTATTCACACCGCAACGGGCTTGGTCGATATACACCGAGTCGGTATAGAAGCGCTGCTTCTCTTCCTTGCCTTCGAGGGTGTCATCGCCTTCGACCGGGGCCATGGTCAGTTCGGCGAGCAGATCGTATTTGATCTCTTCGCCAGCATCCGACTCAAGCTCGGTGAGGATTTGGACGGGAACTTCCGCTTCTGCACCACGCTGCATGAAACGGGAGTTGAAGTACGACTTGGCCGAAGTGTCCAGGGCCAGATTACCCGACCACTTCTTTACTGCGCGGGGATCATTCACCCCGATGATCGTGCGTGCCATGAGTAGGCTCCTTGGTTAAGTTGAATCAACCAAGGCACACTCCTGCGCGCCCTGCTTTATTTCTTGTTACGCGACCATTGAATCACGCATGGCAGGAGGCTGATCGCATTCCTCCCGCTCAATTTTCACATCGCGCGGCGCAGTCACCCGCAGCCGCGCGAGCTTTCCGCTCTTCTCCAGCAGTTCGACCACGATGCGCCGGCCATCGAGCAACAAATGCTCTCCGGGCCGCACATCAATAGTCATTTGGGAGAGACCGTCAGACATCATGCCGTCGCCAGATACCGCTCACGCTGGGAAGGCGTCATCTTGGCCAGCGCTGTTTCGTAGGCCAATCCATCCAGCTTGTCGATGTCGGCAAACTCACTGCCTACATCGCCCGGGCCATCACCGCCAGGAACCTGCGAAAGGTTAGCCGGCAACTTGTCAAGATTCGGCTTGCGCGTCTTGGCTTCCGGCTTTTTGTCGCCGTCCGCTTTTGGTGCCAGCTTGTCAGCAGCAACACCATGCAAAGCCTTGGTGCGCTTGTGGGCCTCAGACAGGAACCACTCCATATCCTTGCCTTCGTTCGCCGGGTTGGCCGCGAGCACCTTGACGAAGCTATCCAGATCAGCCGCCTTGGCTTCGTCCTTGCGGTAATCAACGCCTTCGTCCTTCTTGATCTGGCGCATGAACTTGTCTACCGTCCATTGCCACTCTTGCTCAGCAGTCTGCGCACCCATCTCGGAGGCAATCTCGGCCTTGGTCGCGATCCGGTCCAGCTTGGAACGGTCATTCGAGATACGCTTGTTCTCGGCGACGAACTCTTCGACTTCCATCTCGCCGGCCTTGAACTTCTTGGCGATCTCCGCTTCTTGCTGATCCAGTGCCTTTACCTGGTCATTGAAGTCTTCAGGAAGCTGGACTTGGTAGCGCGAGCGAAACTCCGCAGAGTCTTCGTCTTCGCCGGCAGACGCTTCCGCCTTGCCTTTGTCCTCTACCTTGTCATCGGCCTTCTGGACCGGCTCAGCCTTCTTCGCTTCGCCTTCATCCTCGCCGTCTTCGTCATCATCCGAATCCTCAT